AGCGTACCCCGTATGTGACAAGGCGAAACTCTTTGCACGACTGGCGGGCACGGCAACCCTTACACATGACGCACGCAAAATCATCCTCGCACTTGGGTACAACATCGAGGTGCAGCCTCGCCACCTATCATGAAATCGCACATCACTGTAAAAGGCACCAAGTACCGCGTGGTCAAGGCATACATGACCTTCGAGCAATCACAGGATAACTCTGACCTGAGCGTATGTGAGGGCTGTGTGTTCGAGGCGCAGGGCGACTGCCGTACACGATTCCGAGCCAAGGGCTTACTCAAATGCGTGGATGGTGATGATGACGCACACTGCGACGCTGACCGAACTGACTACATCCTAATACCCAACACACGTGAGGCACTAGCTGAGTACGTGGCGAAGAGGTTGACATGAGATCAAAAATCAAAGTTGACGGCAAGTTCTACAAGCCCATGCCTTGGATTGAGGAATCGGGATGCGTAGGCTGTGACCTAGAGGGCGACGGGTGTATCAACTATGACAGAGGCGATGAAAATCTGTGCGATGACGGTGAAGAATTTGCTGGATACATCTTCGTGCAAATGAGCCCTGAGGGTACGGCAAGGTATGTAGCAAACAGATTGGAGGCAGCAGGATGACAACACCATACCCAGTCAAATACATCCAACGCAAGAAGTACTACCGAGTGCTACAGTCACAGGCAATCACGCCTGATGGTGGAGTCCATCTCTACACCGAAGTACGCGATGCTTGCACAGGCTGTGCGCTCAAGAATCTCAGAGAAGATTCAGCATGCCCTGAATACAACGACAAGAAGCTGGTCAGCCAGCCAGTTGTCTGCCAAGACTACGCATATGACGAGGAAAGCATCCAAGACGGAGGCATATACGAGGACTACCACGTTCTCAAAGACTACATCTTCATCCCCGCAACACGCAAAGGCATAGCTGACTATGTCGCACATCTATTGGAGGCATCATGAACTGGATACTACTGACACTGCAATACACCGCAGTCACTGCGGGCACATACGCTGTTGGGTGGCAATACCTTGGAGAGTTCAAGACTAACGAGGCATGCGTCGCGGCGTCCAAACAACTGGCGCAATCACAGGCAGCAACTCATTACTCAGCAACACCACGCAAGTTCGAGTGCGTAGACAAGGGGGTCAAATGATTTACGACTACTACCGCATCAAAGCATTCTTCTGTGGGATGTATGAGTTCCGTAGCATGTACACCAAATGGTACGGCGACTATGGTTTGCAACGAGCATATGACCACGGCAGAGACTGGGCACATGCAATCACATTACGGAGGTATGAATGAACTACCAACCAGCTCTTAACTTCGACGCACACTCTGCGCACACGTTCCAAGTAACCGATGATGAGGGGCTATACCAAAACATCCACGGCATGCCATTCAAGACAGCGGCTGAGTTCGAGAATCACTACTACATGAAAGGCGACTCACGTATGGCGTCCATGTGGGTATTGGTTGGCGAGCTTGACACTGCTCTATCTGTTGCCGCGAGGCTAGACGAATGAAGTGGAAGAAGCATGGACGCAACTCACGGCGCGCCAATCACTACGAGTTCTGGGATTACCTAGACAACGAGGGCAACCTCTTGGCCTTCGTTCGACATGACACACGCAAGGGTGAGTTCGATACGTATGCTAACGCTGTGGATGACAGGGGCTTAGAAACAATGCGCTATGGCACCCCGCCATTCAAGTCATTCACCGAAGCCAAGGGGCACGTGGTTGCGTACTTTGTTAACAAACGATTGGAGGAAGCATGAGCGCAGTAAAAAACGGACAGTACCTAGTGCTAGTCAATGGGCACGTTGTTCAGTATCTGAACGCAGACCACGAAGATGCGCTTCAGTACATGATGACCTACTACCGTCAGAATAGAGGCAAGCGACCTGATGCGTATCTAGTACAAGTTCAGGCCATTCTGGATTACCCAGAGCCAAACATCACAACCATTGCACATGAGGTAATGAAATGAACATTGAATGGAGGCGCAACAGTAGTCATCCAACGTGTTACGACATGTACGTAGATGACCAATACGCTCATGTGTGGGTACAAGACGCTGGGCTCTCATGGCATGCATTGCAGTTCGCTCACTCTAATCAGCTCACATCACACCCAACAAAAGAAGAAGCGCAGGAATACCTGATTGCACAACTTGTACAAAGGAGACTCGATGGGAAAGCCAACTGAAGACCTAACTGAATTTCAAATCATCTGGTGTGTCGCGCTCGCCATAGTCATCGCCACGGCGTTGTGGGCTCACCTATCACAAACATAAGGGGGGTTCATGAACTCTCAATGTCTAGCTTGGTTAATGTGACTGACATTGTGACCACCCGCTCCCCCTGTGAGTAATCTGGCGGGTAGGTACCGACACTGTGACGAAGGGCACAGCATGAATTAACCATCCCTTCACCTCATCAACTTCAACTTACTGAAAGATTCATATGAAATACAACGACATCAAACGCTCTGTTATCGCTAACTTCTCCAAAGGCAACATGCTTGTGCCATTCATCGTAGGCAAACCCGGTGGCGGTAAGTCATCGCTGGCCCGCGAGATTGTTATGGAGCTTGGCATCGACCCATCGCGTGTGACAGAGTTCAACCCATCGCTTCGTGACCCAGTGGACATTATGGGCTTGCCTCGTACTGACGGTGACCATTCATCTTGGTTGCCTCCTTCGGAGTTCTGGCGTATCCGTGACGACGGCACTGACCAACCATGTGCTCTCGTGATCGAAGAAATGTCTGACGCCGCTGTGCCTATGCAAAACCCATTGTGTCGTGTTGTCCTTGACCGCTTTGCTGGCGAGCTCAAGCTGCACCCTAAGTTGCACATCATTGCAACGGGCAACCGTACCGAGGACAAGTCTGGTGCGACCCGCATGACTACCAAGTTAGGCAACCGTATGCAGACGCTGACGTTCGACGAGAACCTTGACGACTGGTGTGACTGGGCGCTCGACAATGGCATCGCTGTGGAGATGGTTCAGTTCCTGCGCTTCCGTCCCAACATGCTGTCTGACTTCGACCCCAACCGTGCTATCAACCCAACGCCTCGTTCATGGGCAATGGCTAACCAAGTTGACGGTGCTCTGCCTGCTGACTTGTACTTCGCCAACATCGCTGGCTTAGTCGGTGAGGGTGCTGCTGCTGAGTACACAGGCTTCAAGCGTATCTTCGAGAACCTGCCTGACATTGACGGCATCTTGATGAACCCTGCCAAGGCCAACGTACCTGACGACATGCCTGTGTTGTTTGCGTTGACTGGTGCGCTTGCTCATCGTGTATCCAAGGACAACTTCGACCGTGTCTGTGAGTACATCAACCGCATCCCTGCCGAGTTCCAAGTCATGTGTGTGCTCGACTCCAAGAAGCTCAAGCCTGAGATCGTCAACACCAAAGCCTTCGTGCAGTGGGCGGTCAAGAACGCCAATGTCCTCTCTTGAGTGGGTTGAGGCTTTCTTCTCACGGCACGGTAACAACGTGCCTGAGTTGTATTACGAGTTGTGGGTAGTGGGGCAAGACCGTACCGCTTGGTATAACTTGCCCGTCGCGTATATCTACCGCAAGGCTGAGCGGTTGTACGAGTTAGAGATAACAGACGACGAAGACAGCGCTCGGCAGTTCACAACACTCAAAGCAGCCAAAGCAATGGGCATTGCCCTAGTAAGGATGGACAACGATGGCTAACTATGAATGGAGTAAGGCCACTGGCCTTGCTGATTTCGTGCTCAGAGAAACACCGCCCGAGCCCGCTGACCCTGACGAGACGCAAGCATACAAGGTTCCACCACCTTATGGCTTCATCATGCGCTCAGGGCCAACGTCATACACCGCATGGATACCAAACGATGCTGGCAATCGAATGGAGTTCTATTCAGTGGATGACGCCAAGGTATGGGTATTCACACAAGTAAGGATGAACGATGGCACAGCGCTTATACGTACAGATAGCCTTCGCTGACAACGGAGGGTTTGTAATCAATGGGCCCCTCGTTCCGGGGCAGAGACATGACAACGCTAAGAAGCTCTACATATCTAAATCTCTTGAACCGGAGGAGATTGGTGCATGCTTCTTGTCGTTTTACGCAGACCTTAAGTTGAGTGGTGCAATGCCACTTGACTTAGACAGCATCGAGTTCTAGATGTACACTACGGTTTCGCATGGCTAGGGTAGCTCCCGAAGAGTAGGTCGTCCACTTACCTGCCAGCGATTCTTCATGGACGCTATCGCATAGGACACGCGATGAAAACCTGCACTAAATGCGGCGAGACAAAGCCGCTCGACTTCTTTGGCAAACGCAATGGCAATCCTCTCGGGGAGTGCAAGTCATGCGCGGCCACCTATCATGCCGCGTACCGCGCCAAGCACAAAGAAAAGTTTAGTGCATACCATCGTGCCCGATACGAGAGTGACCCCCAACGAGTTGCGCAACGCAACAAGCGATGGACAGACACCAACAGAGAAAAGGTGTTAGCCAAGACTCGCCGATACCAAGCAGCCAAACTAAACGCCATACCTATATGGACGGACGCAGAGTGGGATAACTTTGTGTTTGTAGAAGCGTATCGATTGGCAGCCCAACGTAAGACCTTCACAGGGTTTAACTGGGAGGTAGACCACATCTACCCAGTACAAGGCAAACGTGTTTGCGGATTCCACATTGCCGAGAACATCCAAGTAATCCCACAACTTACTAACCGACGAAAGAGTAATAGCCATGACATTGACTACTACATCACTGGCATCCAAAGCAATGCTAGTGAAACTGACAGTGCGCCGAGCCAACCTAACTAGGCGAGACATTACCGCAGAGTTGCTAGTGCAATCACAAATGGACGACACATCCTTAGTGGTTAACCGCAAGCTATTTCGCGATAAGCTGAATCCAATCAACCGCATCATGCAAAAGGCTGGCGAAGTCTATACGTACCACAAGGCCAACACATTACCCTATGTTGACAAGGGGCCGCGCTTGTTGCCCAACAGTCAGTACATGGACTACACATCTGCGATGCGTGAACGTATCCAAGAGGTAGACAACATGCTCGACACATACATGCCCAAGTATGACGACTATGTGCAGATTGACATCAAGGCTCGTGCATTGGGTAACACTGGTGCAGCCAAGGTTGAGGACTACCCAACTGCTGATGAGTTCCGTAGCAAGATGGGCTTCGACTTGCGCTTCACTCCATTGCCTGATGCTAAGCACTTCTTGTTCGACATTAGCGACGATGACATGGCTGAGTTCAACGCATCAATGGAGCAGGTTGCACAGGGCGCTCGTGCTGAGGTTATCAAGGGCATGCTCGAACCACTGCAACACTTGGTTGAGAAGCTCAACAAACCCATCGGTACTGAGGGCGCTATCTTCCGTGACACTGCGGTTGAGAACGTCATTGAGGGCTTGCGTCGTGCCAAGGCATTGAACGTGAACGCTGATGCTGATGTGGATGACATGGCTGACAACTTGCTGCAAGCGATTGACGCGTACAACTTCAACAAGGATGCACTGCGCGAGTCGCCCATTGTGCGTGAGCAAGCGGCTATCAAGCTCGATGCCATCGCTAAGAAGATGGCTGCGTATGGATTGGGTTAACACATGGCTCAAGGACATGGTGTACATGATGACGGGAATCGTTATGGCGTTTCTCTTAGCTATCTTGTACACCGTCTTCCAATTAGTTAGCGACTGGATGCAGCGGCGCTATGTGCAACAGACCAAGCAGCCACAGAAAGTGGACGGCAAGGTCAAACAACCAATGGGGTTCCTATGACAGACTTTGACATCATGGTGCTCAGCATCTTCTTCAACGTCATCCTACTGTTCCACAATTGGCTCATGCACAAACGATACAACACACTCGGTGAGTTGTTCGGCAAGACAGTGTTGTTAGTGGGTGCAATCGCTGATGGTAAGGCGATGCCCAAGCGAGACAGTGAAGGCAACATCCGCATCAAGGAGATTAAGAATGAGACTAATTGATTTTGTATTCCGACCAATCAAGACAGCGCGACGAGTGCTCCGCATTATGCGTGACTGCACAGTAGAGGTTAAGTTCAAGCCCCAGCGTGAGTCGTTAGCTAAAGATGAGATGAGCGAGTTCGTTGTTCTTGGACACTACTACATGATGCCTGCATCATCGCTTAAGCTAATCGAGGACACCATCGTGATGGTGGACAGCAATGGGTATGGTGACAACAAAATCTGGCATCGTAAGAAAGAGCAATCGTTGCTCATACAGAAGGTGTCATTCGCTCAGGCGGTGGCTATGTTAGTAAACGAGAAACTGGAGAAAGCAAATGGCAACTAAGTTAGAAAAAGCAAAAGCACAGATCGTGCTCGACCATCCCTTCTTCGCAGCAATCTTGTTGCGTCGTAAGTTGATTCGTGATGACAGCATCCAAACACTGGCAGTCGATGCCCGTGCCAACATCTATTACAACCATGACTTCGTTGAGTCGTTGACTGTGCCGCAGATTGTGTGGGGCTTGTGCCACGAGGTCGGCCACGTCATCGGTCAGCATGCTATCCGTAAGGGTGCACGTAACCACAAGAAGTGGAACTACGCTGGTGACGCATGGATTAACGACACACTCGACGACAGCAACGTCGGCCAACGCATCCCCAACACAGTCAACATGGCTGGCTCCAAGGACAAGACCACCGAGACTATCTACTCCGAGTTGCCTGACGACCACGGTGACAACGGCTTAGGTGATGACGTTATCTACGGCATCGGCCCTGACGGTAAGGGTAAGCCACTGACTGCTGACGAGATCAAAGAGATCGAAGGCCAGATCAAGATCGAGATTGCCGAGGCTGCCCAAGCTGCCAAGATGCGCGGCAAGTTGTCTGGTCGTCTTGAGAAGATGGTCGCTGACATGCTAGAAGTCAAGACTCCTTGGTATGAAATTCTCGAGAAGCACATGACTGCGTGTGTTGCTCAGGGTCAATCATGGCGTCGTCCTAACCGTCGCTTCGTAGACCACTATCTGCCTAGCGTTGACAAGTTGCCACAGATGGGTGAGCTTGTTGTTCAGGTTGACGTATCAGGTTCTATCTCACGCACAGAGTTAGCAGCGTACAACGGTCACCTATCACGCATCATCGAGCAGTGTCGCCCTGAGAAGGTTCATGTGTTGTACACCGACACCGAAGTTCAGAAGCACATGGAGTTCGACTGCGGCGAGGACGTTCAGCTCGAGTTCTACTCAGGCGGTGGCACTGACATGCCAGCAGGTTTCGACTTCTGTGCCAAGCAGGGTATCGACCCGCAAGTGTTTGTGTGTTTGACTGACGGCTACACAGGCTTCGGTGAAGACCCCGGCTACCCAGTTGTGTGGTGTATCAGTTCAGATGTCGAAGCACCGTGGGGTGAGAACATTCACTTCGAGTTAGAGCAATGACCATGTGGGTGGAAGAGAACACCTCTGCCCACGCATCAACATGGACTCTCTATGCGCCCTTGACCGCAGCACAAACGGGTTGGGGGCGCGCTAAGCTTGCTTGGGTTGAGCAGATACCAATATCACAAAACAAGTTCTACGCCACTGTGTATGGAACCGACGACGTCGGTGAGCGTGTGCGCTTCAAGACTCTTGAGGAAGCTAAGGCATATTGCGAGTCCCTTTCCGCATTGGAGAGAGCATCATGACCCATTGGGTACAGGCTCAAGAGTCCAGCCGTGACAGGGCTGGGTTCTGTCAATGGTATCTGTGCGAAGACACAGACAAGTACATAGTAGGTGAGGTTGTCTGCATGAATGACGAGCTCGGAACTTACTACGCGGACTTATCTATGGGTAAAGGGCTTAGATACTTCACTGATGTGGAGGAAGCCAAAGCATATCTGTGGTCGCTCTACATCTTGGAGAAAGCATCATGCAACTAGAGTGGCGCACATTCATAAAGGACGACATGTTTGGAGGCTGGCGGCTATACGACGTAGAACAAACTATTTGGTCTTCGTGGCGAATCTTGGCAACTGTTCGCCTCGAGTTGTGTGAGACCAAACAACCAATGAAGCTGTGGAGGTTCAAAGTGGAAAGTCTAGATAAAGGCCCAGTACGGCGGTTCGACACAGAGGACGAAGCCAAGGCATTTGCTATCGCTATGGTGCGGCTATGACTTCTAGCTACGTATGGGACAGCGCAATCTATGACACCCAACGGTGGGAATACCTACGCGTCACTGGCAACAGTAGAAGCAAGGTCGGCGAGGTGCACAGAGTTATCCGAGCAAGGCAGAGCTTTGATGACCGAGTGCATGAGTACCCAGCATGGTCACACACCACGAAACAACGCATGGTGTTCGATACGAAGGCAGAAGCCATAGCATGGGTAACAGCATGTGAAAGGATGGAGTGATGCAACTTGACTGGCATGAGCGTAGAGAGTTCGAGTGGCTATGCACTGGTGAGGACGGCTATGTGCTCGCGCAGATCAAACACTTCCCTACGGGATGGAAGTTGTTATGGAGGCCCCACATCGGTAAAAGCCCCGGCTGGAGTGACAGCGATTGGCCCGACACTGAGCTCGAAGAAGCCAAGGCATGGGCAATCGCAATGATAAGGATGAGCCAATGAAACTAACTAGAGCAGAGAAGCGGCGGCGCAAGATAGCCAAGCTAGTCGAGATGAAGCTCGATGGAGTTGAACCGCCTGACGGGTGGGGACGCATGAGCTATGACGACCTATTTCACTACCACCGGAACGTGTTGTTTGATCGAAGGCAAGCAAATTATTACGGCGCAAGCGTAACAGCCCAAGTCATGAACCGCAAAGCACAAGAGCTACAACGCTCAATCGACAGAGCAATACTGGAGGAACTAAATGGCAAGATTATCAGCACAAATCGAAGAGATGGAAGATGACTTGGCGATGTATCAATCACGATGCAACGACCTTGAAGAAGAGAACACCAAGCTGAAAGATGAAGTCAGTGAACTTGAAGACCAGCTAGCGGAGCTTGAAGCACGAATCGAATGGGTACACGAGGTGCATCCAAGTATGGAGGAAGCGTATGACGTCAAGCAGCGACTCGACGAGGCGACTTGAGTGGTGGCGGCCTGACCCCTTCCATGCAACTTTGTTCGCCGTTGAGTCAGGCAACCCACGCAATAGAAAACTAG